ATAACGAACAAGATCAGTAACCTGCACAGCGATAAGCATTGTGGAGATACCTGACTTACTTACTTTACCGTTAGGTAACTTGATCTCATAAGGTGAGCAATACACCATAACATTACCGATAGAACCATTACCGATTAATGTTGGATTAAGTTCTTGTTTACCTGCATCAACTACACGAACTTTAGCGGCATCAGTACCATCTTTCTTAAAAGCTTTCTTTTTAAGATTAACAGAGATCTTACCGCCTTCAATGGCTTTAACTTTACCGAACTGAGAGAATTCTTTCTCACGTTTCTTGTCACCTTGAATCTGCAGTTCATATTGATCAACACCAAAGGGTGAGACAGGTTTGTCTAACTTAGCCCAGAACAAGGCTACGTCTTTGATGATGATGTTAGGTGTGTTTGTTGCTTGTGTCATGATATTTTCCTATGGATTATGGGTTAGCATAGCTAACGCTATACTAAAGTTTCAATTATACTTCTCGCTAGTCGGTTCCTAATAGATATTGTGTATTATCAGTAACAAACAAGGAGAACAGTTATGTCATCAGGTGGTAAAGCCCGTAACATTAACTCACTGGCTAACCTGAAGTTAATAACCTCAGAGACAGCTAGAGAGAATCAGAAGAAAGCTACTCAATCAAGAATGTTGAATAAGCAGATCAGAGAAGAGTTTAAGTTGAATGCTAAGAACTTTCAAGAAGTAATGAAAGACTTACCTCAACTATCATCCCTCGATGTCCTTAGAATGGCTATGCATCAAGCCCTTCAACAAGATAACTTTGAAGATGCTGCTAGGTATGCTAATATGGTAGCAGAGTATGAACAACCTAAACTACAGAGGATTGATCAGACTACAACTACACGTACAGCAGACCTCTCAGATGAAGAACTTCAGAGGATTATCTCAGAAGAAGGACTAGATAGTAAGTCTTAAGAGAATGTCATAAGAGAATGTCTTTAGGTATATTACCTATTGATGTTCTCTTTTTTATTACTCTTTAATAATATACTTTTAATAAATATATTAATAACTATCATAGGGACAGTATCCTATTAGGTTCCATCTAAATAAGTCTATGATTCTGTTGGGTTTTTCTCCTTTAGTGCGTAAAAGATTTCGACAACATATGGTGTTTGAAGTGTGTAAAAGGTTAGAGTTGAGATGTCAACATGCTCATCCATTGATTCTTTGTATCTTTCAATACAGTCAGCTACAGTTTCACCGAATTCTGTACAAAATTGATCATCAACTAAGACCCAATTAGGTTTTTTACCTGTGTGTTCAAATCTAGTCATTTATCTAATCTCACTTTCTTTGTCCACAATAGTTTGCCTTTAAGGAAAGCCTTTTGGATACCTGTTGTATCATCAAAGACCACGGATATTTCAGACTTTACCTTTGATTTGATTCTTAGGATAAGGTCTGTGTAGATTTGTGCTGCAGTGTGCATTATACATCCTTTAGGATTGAACCTCTTTTGATTTTACTAACAAGGGTTTCATATAGGTTATTCATTACAGAGCCAAATTTTAGGTTATCTGTTAGTCTGGCTAGTTCATGATAGTCTAAACGACCTAAGCCGTTCAAAATTGTTAATGCGTCTTCTTCAGACATTGTGATGGTGTATTCAATTTGGGTTTCTTTGGATATTTTCATATTAGTCTTCTATGTGATTTCCGATTGTTTCAATGAATTTTACTAGTTCATCATACTGGTTATAGCCTTGGTAGGTTAATGCTTTAGCGATTACTTCAGAGTTCATGAAGATAGAAGCTAACATGTTATGTTCTTCGAGATTACTTACGCTGATTCGTAGAGTGTATGGTTGGAAGATTGTGGGATAATCTGAGCATTTAGAGACTTCCATATTATTATTGTCCTTCTGCGTCAAGTTCATCATTGATTTGTATACATATAGCTTCCATACGTTTATATCTTTCATCAAATACATGGCAGGCTACGCTAGGGATTTGTCCGTAGTACGAGAACAGACTGGACATATCGTTGTATTCTTCACGACTTTCAATGGTTATTGTTAATGTGAAGGGCATGAAGGTTGTCGGTTGGAGACGTTTAGTGGTGACTATCATATTATACCTCAGTTATTAGTGATTGAACAGTTTCATTGCAGTTCGTACATACGAACATCGCACTCTTGGTACCGAATGGGCTGTGAGTGACACTTAATACGTTGACGTCTTCAGAGTTGTATTCTAGATGACAGTCTTCGCAGTGGACAAAGTATAACCTTTTGTACATTATTATTCTCTAGTATAAATTATTACTGATCAGTAACTTTTTAGACTGTGCGTTCAGCTTTTGACCACACAGAAATCCCTCAAGACATCCCTCAAGTCTCGCATACTTCTCAGCGAAATCATCGAGTTACTGTCCTGAGAGGATGTCTTTAGGTTACAATCCCCTGTCTTTATCTATTTGCCTGTGCCATTTATCCTCCTGTTGTATGAATTCCCTGTGTTTTGTTATCTGGTAGTGTATAGCTTGCTCTGTTTTGTTCATAGAAGGTAGTTCTTCCATGATGTCTACTAGTGCATTCAGCTCTTCCCCTGATAAATCTAGGGAATATCTACCATAAGACTGTCTTAGGTATGCCATTTTATTGTCCTTCCAGTATTTGATCATAGATTGCTGTGTATTCTATGATGATGCCATTGAGTTCTACCTCGTTTACCATGTTTTCTAGTACACTTTTGTTGTCTGACACTGCGTATATCAGTGTTTCTCCTGTTGTGTCTGGTGACATGACCACTTTACAGCCGAACTCGTGTACTGACTCAACGACTTCTTCTGTTGTACACCCAAAGTCTCTTGCCTTGAGTGGGTTTAAGAGTAAATAACGTGTTTTCATAGGTTTCTCCTTAAGCTTCTACGATTTCATTGAACCAGTTAGCTGAAGACCAGCCTGAGGTTACACCGAACTTAACTTGTTTGCCAATCAAGCTACGAGCAACCTTATACTGCTTACGTGCGTGTTCAACATCACGAGTAATAGACAGTTTACGAACAATATCGTTACTATCTACCGCATACAGGTATCTATTAGACGAGTCTGTATAGACTGCCATCAATGTAGACGACTCCATTGTGAATGAAGCTGTTGTTGTGTCGCCTTTAGTGGCAAATCCGAATGTTAAGGTAGTCATATTATTCCTTTGGTAATGACTGTTAATGAAATCTTGGTACTTACCCCAAGTGGTCTCTCTATTAAGCCCGAGAAGAGCTGTGATTAGATGTGAACAATGTGAACTGTTACATCTTCTCTCTTATACTTAATTAAATCTTTAGCAGACAGTACTCTGTCAATTAGTTTGTTTGTCTTATTGCAGTATACTAAGTACATATTAAACCTCTTCTGTTGCTTCGTTGATTTCGATAATAAGAATAGCAAATTGTACACCTGCTACTACACTTGCTACGATAAGACCTATAACATGGAACCATCCATACATAGCCTCGTATTGTATTGCATCGACACACCACACCATTAAATGTGACCACAATAGTATAAGAACAATGTGCATTAACTTAGTCATATTAATCTCCTTGAGCTATGACATACAGAGCAAGATCGCTCTCACATACCCGTAAGTATGTGGCAGAGATCTAAACCTCAGATAGAAGAAACAATAGCCCAGACTAATGTTCCAATGAATGTAAACAGAGCAAAGTATAATGGGAGCAGAGGAGCGCCTAGCAAAGCAGCAGCACAACAGGTTAATAAACCAAGGCAAGAAAAGAAAACAAGGAAACCAGCAACAACAGAAGGCATGACAACTCCAAGCAGCGCAGACAAAGGAAGCTGAGACGGGCAGCGCAACGCACCGAAACAACAGAGAGAAACAAGGGGGTATACAAAGCTAAACAGGGTACACATAAATAAACATTTATTCTTTTAAACACACACAAAGACATCTACCCACGACATTCTCCAAAGACCTCCCCTATAAAAGAGGGGGTACCCCAAAGACGTATACAAAAGATTACATTTCAAAAATTATTGGAATTTTTTTTATAAACAAAACAACTAGTTAGTCGGTACATAATAGAGAAACATTTTTATTACATAAGGAGATAGCTTAGCTATCGCTAATCTATAGGCATATGACACAACAAAACAATTCTGATAAGCTAGAGGCTCTGAGGGAATTAAAGAAGCGTGAAAAATTAAACGCTTACAAAGGCGACTTTGAATTATTCGCCAAAGAACAATTAAAAATCTTACCCAAGGACTCCTCTAAGGGATTCCAATCTTTTGAGTTTAATGAAGCTCAGAGGATTGTGAATGAAGCACTTGAGAAACAACTCAAAGAAACAGGGAGAGTCAGAGCTATTATTTTAAAAGCTCGACAGATGGGATTAAGTACATACACGACAGGTAGGGTATTCTGGAAGAGTTACTTTAATGCTTACAACAAGTCAGTAGTTATGGCGCATGATGCGGCTACTAGTGATGCATTATTTGGTATGTCCAGGAATATCATTTATAACATGTCTGATACATTCAGACCTATGTTAAAAAAGTCAAATGCAAAAGAAATTATGTTTGAGCATAATGATTCAGGGTATCGGTTGTATACTGCTGGTGCTCCTGAGGCTGGTAGGGGAACGACTCCTACGATTGCTCACCTTTCAGAGGTAGCCTTTTGGGGGCATGATGAAAAGATTCTGGCAGGATTATTCCAAGGAATATCCCAGTCTGAAGGGACTGAAGTTATTCTTGAGAGTACTGCTAATGGTGTGGGTAACTCATTTCACAGGTTATGGCAGGGAGCTGTAAAGGGTGAGAATGACTATATTGCTATCTTTGTTCCATGGTACCTGATGACGGAGTACCAGAGGAAAGTCCCTGAAGGATTTGAGAGAACAACAGAAGAAGAAGTATTAGTTACTAGGTATAACCTGAGTGACGATCAACTATACTGGAGAAGGTTAAAGATTGCAGAGGGTGGTGAGAATAAGTTCCGTCAGGAATATCCTGCGACACCTGAGGAAGCATTTATTGTTTCTGGCTCTAATGTATTTAACATTGAGAAGCTGAGTAAGCTTGTGCCTCAACCAATATTAGCCAAGAGAGAGTTTAACTTTGAATCCTCTATGATGGAGGATTTAAGAGATGGGTCTATCGAGATATTTAAATATCCTACTTTTGAAGATGCCTTTGCTATCGGTGCTGACGTTGCTCTGGGTGTTGGCAAGGATTATTCTACAGCAGTGGTCATTAATGCCCAGAGGGAAGTGTGCGCAGTTTATCGCAGTAATACGATTGATCCTAGTCAGTTTGGTGATTTATTATTTTATCTAGGTAGGTACTATAATAATGCTTTGTTAGCAGTAGAGTCTAACTCTATGGGTATAGCAACATTAAACAGGTTAACTCAAATGGGTTACATGAACATGTACTATCAGACCAAGATGGCAAATGTATCCAAAGAAGAAGGTAGTAGGATTGGATGGAGAACAACATCAGCATCTAAACCCGCTATTATTGGATTCTTGAAGAATGCTATTGAACAAGAAGATATTTGGATACCTTCTAGGGTTATTATTGGTGAATTAATGAATTATGTAGCAGATGAGTCTGGAAAGACAAATGCTATTATAGGTCAGAATGATGATACAGTTATTGCATTAGCTATTGCTCTTGAGGTTATCAGGACACACGGGGATAGATTAACAAACACAACAGTACCCTTCTCACAACGTATGGGTAATTTTCAACAAATAGAAACAACTTGGATTTAAAATATTATGGCAACTAAACAAGGTTTGTATGACAACATCCATGCTAAACGGGAACGTATAGCTAAGGGTTCTGGAGAGAAGATGCGTAAAGCGGGTGCTAAAGGTGCGCCAACAGATAAAAGCTTCAAAGAGTCTGCTAAGACTGCTAAGAAGAAGTAATTTAAATTTAAACAAATAAAGGATTAAACATGGCTCAACTTAGACTTGGTTCAACTTACATTAGTGACCCTTATAGCTCATCAGCATTAACATCAACAGGTGTTCCTGTTATTATCCCATCAAGTGGTACTATTGCTACTGCTGGTACTGTCACTTTGACTACTGCCCTTCCAGCTACTTTTTCAGCTGGTGCTTGGATGTATTTTCCAGCTACTGCTTTTGCTGGAACTGGTGTAGCAGGTGTGTATTGGGTAGTAATGAGTTCAACAACTGCAGGTACAGTGTATCAGAATGTTTCTGTTCCTGCCTCACCTTTTGAACCCTATATCCCCTCTCAAGTATTGTCTGCCGTAGTAGGTAGCAATTCTGCTTACACTCAGACTACTGCTGCTGATCTAGTTCTGGTACGTACTACTGTTCCAGGTGGTTTGATGGGTCTATCAGGTGAAGTACATTACAATATGATGTTTAGCACTAATGCAACAGCTAACAGCAAACCTGTTAAAATTAATTTTGGTGGAACAGCTATTCACACTTCTAGTTTAGCTGATAACGTTACAACTAATATTGACAAGCTAATCTTTAATCGTGGTTCAGCTGGTTCCCAAGTAGCCGGACCTCTAGCTGCATTAGGTCATGGCTCTTCTGCAAATGCCGCTAGAGGTCCGGC